CCTGGTTTGGCCTCGATGTCATCTGTGTAACCCAGCGCTGCCAACTTGTCATTGAGCGCCTGCTCTTGAGTGCTGCCTGATAATTTCTGCCGTTTTGCCGTCATCGCTCTGTCCATTTGCGTTCTCACGCTGCCAACTCTTCTCGTACAATCACGCGAATACGTTCCTCTGAGAGCGCTTCTTTTGCGCCCTTCAGTTCTTCAGAGGTTTTCTGAAGTAGTGCCATAAATTCATCGGTAGCACTTACTTGCACTTGTACAGGACTTGGTATAGTTGCCATCTCTGCCTCCTACGATGCCTTAGCACGAACAAGATACATGCCGCCCATTGAGTTCCACACTTCGCCATCGACAAGCACATCCTCGCTCACAGGCTCCTGACGATAGCTTGATATGATCGTGCCATCCGTCACTGTTGTAGGTTCGCTTTTCGTGAGTAGCACATCAATGCGTGCTGATGCATTGACGATATCTTGCATGTTCTTCGTGGGTCCGACTGCCACCACACGGAAGATAATATCGGAATAGGCTCGACTACCACCGAAAACAACGTAATCGCTTCCTCCCGGCTGATGCTGCACAACTACATATGGCGGGATGACTCCCGGTTGCGCAAAGGTACGCGACATGCCTCCCGGTGCATAACTCATCAACTTCGCGTCCCCTGCTAGCGTCGATTTGAGCCACGCAAGCGCTGTCGCCATCTCTTCAGATGGAGCAACATCACTTGCCACGAACTGACTGAACTGCACACCAGAGCCACTGCTCGATGCACCCAGTACTGCGAATCCCCCTGACGTGATGCTAAGATCGGTTGTAGAAAGCATCCAGTTGGCAGGCATCGTTCCGCTATCCGGCCACGCCATAGCCTGCACCGTAGAACCAACACAACGAATACGGAATTGATAGGCAGTGCCAGGCGTCACGTTGTAGCCACCGTAGTTCTGCAAGATGGTCGTGGACCCATTAAACGCCTTGTTGAGATGGAAATCGTTGGCATAGTACAGTAGTTTGTAGGCTGATGATCCGTTCGCGGCACTGAAACGAGCCTCTACCCCAGCCACATCGTTTGCATCGTTGATGGCAATCTTGCATTGAATGTCCTGATCGTCTGCCGTTTGTGTGCCGAGCCGATTATGGGTGTCGCTGCCACTGGTCGCTGCAATGATGCCTTTGTTCGCATTGATGGACTGTGTACTGCTGGCTCCGCTGGTACTCCACGTCTCACTATCAGAAGCAGTTCCCCAATTGCTCTGATTGGCGCGTATGAACGTATCTTGTGCCAGCGTTGTCATCTATTTTGTCTCCGTTGCAAGGACCGTAGTGAATACAGGATAACTCTGTTGAGTTAATTCAGCCTGTACGACCATCTCATCAGTTCCGATAAGGAGATGGTCAAGTTCCCGCGCATCTGTTCCGTATGGGAGATTAATTTCCCATGCCAACTTCGCGCCAATCTTATCAGCGTAGGCTTCCAGCGTGGCAGGTTTGGGTGACTTCATGCCAGCCTTGACCGTTGCGACGGTCGTTATTGACGGTTCGGCTTCGCTTCCCCATGCATCCAAGTTCTTGACTGGGCGTTCGATAGTACAGTCCAGGTCGAGCGCAATCGCGGCCACATCTGCACGGATTTGTGTCAGTTCAGCAGCAGTCGGTCCACAACTCATCGCTATGTCCCCTTAATCACAACATCATCGTCTTCGAGCAGACGTACACGTTTCGCACTCAGTTCAACGGCCACATCACGCCTGCTCATCTTTGCGATGCGTGGTTTTGCGAGCCTGCGATAGCGATCAGCCATCTTGAGCTTCATGTCCATCATCTGTGAGCGTTTCAAGCTTTGACCATCGACGTTAATGTCATAGGCGCAAGAGAGTGATGTTGCCCAGAACTCTAGCAGATCGGCGGCGGCGGCGTGACAGTCGTAGACACGTCCAGTAGCGAACGCGGGAGGCAACTGACCAGGAACAGTGCCATTCACGAAAGGTGTCAATTCAAACTGCCAATGACCGACGATATAGTCTGATGCGAGTGGAGTAAGGACAATCCACGCGTTGCCTGCTGTATCCTGCCCCTGCAACACCACATCGCTTTCCCACCAGCCAAACGCGCTATAGTAATCCGCATAGATGGTTTCAGGCTGATTGTTTGTCGATGCTGTGTTCACGATACTAGGAGCGATGGATAAGCTTTCGTAGCGCACATCGTCCCTGCTCGCATCCAAGCGCATTTGAATATCGATATCCTGAAACTGTTGATTTGCCCCCACTGGATCAGCAATCATGGTTCGGACAAGGGCTATTAAATCGCTCATACTATCGCGTACAGCCATCTGACATCCTTACTCTTTCGCTGGCTTTGTGGCACGCTTTGCCGGTTGTTTTTTCTGGACAGGCAGGTATTGCGTTGCCTCTTCCTCCAAGTCAGCATCAGGAGACGATTGTTCACCATCTCGCGCTGCCACCGTAGGAAGAGATGCCGTCTCTTTGGATAGTGAGCGAGGATCAGGGATCTCGACAGCTCCCTCATTGAGAAGCCGTTTGATATGATCCTCGTTCACCACCAGCTCATTCCTGCCATTTGACAGTCTGAGCCACATTAGAATGCCCTCGGCAAAAGGATAGCGCTTATAAAACCCGTAGCGCCTGAAAAATCCACACTTACCGTGCCATCAGGTTGTAGAAAACGAGCAACCTCGAACGGACCAATCACGCCAATGCCAGTGGTAAGCGTCATAGCGCTGGTGGTCAGATCGCCTTTGCCTGCCTCGAAAGCTGGGTATGTCTGTGCAGGATTTGCCGTGCCTGCACCTGTCTTGGCCGCGCCACCATCAGGGGTTGCAGCGCGAACAGTGACGGTACGACCTGTACCGTTGGTGTTGAGGACCAATAGGATCATGCGGTCAATGTTGGGTCCGGCAGGAATGCCAGTGGTTGGGATAGCAATAGACATGCCGTTGGTGTCATCCGTTGCGGTCATGTTCGTGCCAGTATTCGTCATGTTCACGATCGCGCCGTTGCCCGTGAGGACTTTAGGGGTAAGCGTTGTACGTGCAGTCATATGAGTATTCTCCTCTCCTCAAACTACGGGTGCTGTAGGTACGCTGCGGCGACGGCATACGGACGAACAGTTTTTGCGCCATACAAGGCTAAGCCTTTCACGGCGTCAGAGAAGCGGTCGGGAGGGCGATATGCTTCCGTCTTGACGAGACCTTCAGCCTTCGTGATCGCCATGCTGTGTCCAGCAAAGACGACATCCTGACTACCAGCAGCGCCGACAGTCCCACCGAGGTGCGGTGCATTCACAGATTCGTAGACATCCATCCCGCGAATACGCCCGATATAGGCGCTATCTCCCATGCTGTTATCGAGATTTTGCGCGGCGATGGTCGCACGAGAAGCATCAGTACCAAAGCCACTGAAGCGCACGTCTTGAGTGAGCAACGTCGAACACCAGGGAGGAACGACACACCAGCGCCCTACTTTCGGGACAAGGGACTGGGTAAGTAACTGACCAAGTTGAACGAGGTAGTCATAGACGGTTGTGCCTGCACCAGCATTAGCAGCCGTGCCGACAGTGGGGGTCACAAATGAACCAGAGGAACCGATCAGGTTGGTGCTTGCGGCGTCGGTGTAGAAGCCTGCGTAGAACTGATCCATCGTATCAGCCATGCGATACCCGGCCCAGCGCAACGCTTCTGCCATGACTTGTGGGTGCGCTTGCATCTGGTCAACATCATCAATGGCAAAATTGTAGAATTTCGCTTGGTTGATGAGGAGCATTGTCTGCGCGTCGGTGAGGGACTGGGGAGAGCCGATAGAGGTATCTTTGGTGTAGTTGGAGATGGTGATATCACCGATAGCGTTAATCTTGACGCTATCACCCATTTGCTGAATCTGACCCTCGTAGTCTGTGTTGAATAGCTTTCCGTACACCAAGTTCTTCTGAAGTGCAGCAAGAATGGTGTCGGCCCACAAAGTGGGAATGAAATTGTTGAGACTGATGTCACACCTCCTATCATCCCCTGCCTAACATCTGACCTTGCCAGGTGCTAAGCACGAGATACAAAAGACAATCAAGGTAGTAGTGCTGTATCTATCCGCGATGAGAGAGCTTCTTCAAGCCTTCCTGAATCTGCCGTTTCATCGATGGAGACAAGGCATTGTATTCATCGTCTTTGAGCTTGCCCTGCCCTAATCTGTTAATATACTCTTCCGCAGTATGCTGCGTTGTCGTTGTCGATCTGGCAGGATTGGTTGCGCCACCGCTTGTTGATGCTGATGCGCCTTTCATCGGCTTCAGACCTGGCATCTCTTTGACGAGTTGCTCAACGAGTTCGCGTACATTGGTCGGATTGCCGCTCTCGTCAACATCGATCTCTTCCCAATCAAGGAAGCGTGCTACTTTGTCCAGGTAGTTTGGATCGACACCAAGTTTGGCAGCTTCCAGCCCCACTTCTTGACGAATGGCACGTTCTGTCTGCGCTTGCGTATATTCGTTGTGCTGGGCTTTGAGATCGTCATACTGCTTCTGTAGGCGTTCGGTCTCGCTAAGCTTTGCGGCTTCCAGTTCATCTTTCAGCCTCTTCAACTCTTCTTTTGCTAACCGATTCTCTTTCGCCTCCGCATTCGCACGCTTTAAAGCAGCATGCAGGCGCTCATTCTCTTTTCGAGTCGCGTCATCAGGTGACGTATTGGTGGTGCTTTCTGGCGTCTCGTCAGTCTGCGTAGTTGTGGGCGTCTCGCCCTGGAGGTCCGTATCGTTGGGCGTCTCGCTTGCCGGTACGGTTGTGG